CAACTGTTGTAGCAGCTTGTGTTATGGGCTGATTGTAAATATTTAGTGAGCTATACACAGTTTTGCCTCAATAGTACCATGTTCTTAATATATTCTAATCCCTGTAGCTTTGCCTGACCTAGCAAATAATGGATTGAACTCTCTCCAAACTAAATATCCTAGTGCATCATTCATGTGGTCGTAACCAGCGTCTTTATCTGGTTCGCCTTTATCTGTATAACTCTGTAACTCAAGACACTCAATCATACGTTTGCAACTGGCATTGATTTGTAAACGTACTTGTCCTTTTCCGTTGCATAACAAACCCTGTACGGCAGAGACTCTATCTCTGATTGCTGGATTACTTTTGGCTGAAAGATTAATGAAGCCATAGGATTCAAGAATCTGTATGTCTGTTTTTGCTGCATTAGTACTACGATTGCCACCCGATGCATCAGGGTAGACGTAAATCTTATTAGAAGGATACCTACGCTGTATTTCCTGAGCAAGTGCGTCTGTATCATGTGCTGATACAATCTCATCAATTACTAACAATTTTTCCCCTAATTTTATTCCTATCACCGCGCTCATATTTCCAATATTGAAGTCTACACCTATTCTCAATGGCTCCATCTGGATACTTGGAATAGTATCGACAATATTATCTTCTCTTACGAATCTGTCATATACCTGCCCAGTTGTAAGGTTAGTAAACTCTCCGTTAAGGTAAGCCTGCAACATACTAGGGTCGTAGTTTGCTTGCATTCGTTCAATAAAATCTTCTGGTAAATGTGGATTATCTTGCGTTCTCATTCTTATTAGTTTACGGTCTGTTCTTTCCTGTGCTGCTTCTGATCCAAAAGTATTCCACATCCATCTAAAACCCTCTGGTGTGCTTGCTGCGCAAAACTGCCTGACATTACCAGACCTTAACCTACCTAGAATCTTTGGAAATGCTCTATCACATACTGATGGTGCAACTGTATCTATTTCATCTGCCAACACGAAAGCCAAATTTAAACCGATTATCCTAGACCAGTTCTCGAAGCTTCTACAAAGTATCTTTGTATCTCCGTCTGGTAGATGCAATATGTACTCAGGAAGTGGACTAGCCCTGTAAGAATAAGGTATTTCATAGTGTTCTAAAAACTGCTCGAAGTCATTTTGCCAGATGTCTCTAATTAATGAACCTGTTGGCTCCATTACTGCACCTGTAAATCCTACATTTAGTGCTGCTAATTTTACACATACTGCACAAAGCGCCCTAGTCTTCCCTGCCCCATAACCAGCTGATAGTCCTAATATTTCAGTATTACTGTTATCAAAGAATTGTCTCTGTGGTTCGTGTAGATCATTTCTAATATTTGCTAATAATTGTTTTATATCAATCGAAACTCCGCTAGTGCCTGCAATATCTAATACTGATCCTTCTCTGGTTAATATGCTCATGTTGTAATCTGTGCAATCTTAGCCATTGAGTTAATACAGCCTAAAGCTACGTTTAATTGATTGCTGTTTCTGGCCTCTTTTTGTAGGGTGGAAAGCTGGCTTAAAATGTCCGCGGTAAATTGCCTTCTGTCAATGTCAAAATCTTTCTTGAGAATGATACGGGCGTCTTGGATGTACTGCTCTGTCTGTCTTAGCTTCAGTCCCCACTCAGCCGCGGTATATTTTATGATTTCTGAGCGCGTTACACCACGTGCAAGAAACGCTGCAATCTTGAAAGTTCTATATTCTTTTTCTGACTGTGTAGCCTTCTTTTTTTTCACTATTTTTCTAGATTGTGAAAGGAATCAAGAGCGTACCAAACGTGAGAGTTTCGATAGCCTCCCTGATGTGTAGGGATAATCGGTGTTACTCCGTGCCTATTACGCCAAGCTGGATATACCAATAATGAGTTATCGGTTTGGTCAAACGTGGCATTGTAATCAGGTACGTGTAAGTTACCTCCCTTACTGTTACGTCTTTTAGTAATAATCATATTTATAGCACCTTTTACATTGGCGTGGTCTTGATGAACTGGTGCGGATATGTTGCAATTCGAGATAGTAGAACTGAAATTATTAGCGAAACGCCAGTTATCAGGTATTCTTTGCTTAATTTTGAGTAAGTGATTTTCAGCAACAGTTGGAATATATTTTTTTACTATTTCAAAAGATTTGATACCAGCTGCATACATTGCTTTTACGAAAATATTAGCAGACTTAACTGAATGAACAGATGACCTAGAGGCGTATGGCCTTCTCATGTGTGGTTTAGGTGGACATGAACCCAAGATAGTTGAATACTGCAATACTTCAGCTTTTTTATTATGTAAGCCGCTAGACCTTTTCATTTCAGATTTAGGTACCCGCTTAGTGTGTATTTCTCTGTCAGCTATATTCACAAGGTTCTGTAAATCGTCTGGCAAAGTTTTTATAAACAAACCCACAGGAATGCCATCTGGGTCTATCAGAATGCAATCTTCAAAAATATTAGGCTCAAAACCGCCTACACTATCTCCAATCTTCAAAGGAGAAGTTACTGGTTTTAATATTAGCTCAGGTAGTTTCATCTTTTAAAACAATAGACCATAATACATGGCGGGAACCAGCTTTCACCCCACATATTTATATCTCTCTCCTCATAGTGGATAGTTTTATATGGTGCTTCAACTTTATACTTTAGCTTTTGCTTTTCTATAACCTTCCATATCTTTGGTAGCATTGGGTCAATATCAAAACTCCATTCATAAACCAGTTTATTAAAATCGCTTTTTGTATGGGTCAATATAGGAATCTCTGCGCCTTCTATATCCATCTTGCAGTTATCAGCTAATACAGCTTGTTCATCAAAGTTGAGACAAGGTACTCTTATAGCCTTGTTACTTTTCTTTTTCATTATGGTATTGCGCCATACATTACCATTTTGAGCTATTGATAGAGTTGTATCTTTCCTAAAATCATGCACTAAAGCAGCTTGTTTAACTGTTATTGCATTCTGAAAGCCATTTAATTTTGCATTTTTTTCGATTAAATCGCAGTTAAATGGGTCAGGCTCGTATGTAATCACGCTTGCACCTTTTGATGCTGCTAATAGTGAGAATGCACCCACGTTACCACCGCAATCGAGCCAAGTTTCATTATTTAGAACTTTCATACCTTTTTTTAGGTACGATTGATTGGAAAGTACTTCTATAAAAGTCTTAATATCAGAGTAACCTTCTCTGTAGAAGAACTTAACTCCGTTTAGCGAAGTTTTAGTTAACTTCATTAGCTCAACACTTTTAGCGCGTTTACTAGCTCTTGGCCTATGTATATTCCTTTTTTTCTTGCTTCTGCTACTACTTCTTTTGCCTCTTCATAATCTTCTGGTCTAAACTCTATCTGTATTGCCTTCATTACATCATTAGCTAGTTCGCTGGTAGGGTCGTCAAAATCTTCTAGTGATCCGTAGTCTGGCTCATCTGCAAAGGTCGGTATATCATCGCCCCAGCCTAAAACAGATAAATCAAAACCATTTTCCATGAGTCCTTCTAGTTCATGTTTTAATATGTCATCATCCCAACTAGAGTTTAAGGCCAGTTGATTATCTGCAATTATGTAAGCTTTACGCTGATCTGGTGTTAAATGTGAAAGCGTGATAGTAGGAACTGTCTCTAGTCCAATCTTTTTTGCAGCTGCAATACGACCATGTCCACAAACAACATTACCCATATCATCAATTAGTACAGGATTAGTAAACCCAAACTCTTGTAGTGAGATTGCTAATCTTTCTATTTGAACATCACTATGTACTCTAGGATTATTTTTATAAAGCGTTAAATCTATTATTCTTGATTGTTTTATATCCTCTGGTGAGAATATCGGTAAGTCTGGTGTTGTGGTCATAGCGAGATTGGTAACTGTCCACACTTTAGCTCTTTTTTAGACAGGTACACTTCTTTAGGTCTTGGCTGTAACCATAGCCGCTTTCCGTTTAGGATTCTATAGTTGCATTTTTGCAAAGGGTCATAGACGAGGTAATCTTTAGGTTTTTTCAAGGGTAGAAACGTATAGGGACAAATTTACAAGGGTCTCTGAGTGCAATCTGAACAGAGTAAAATCAACTATTTAACGATTTAATAGTAAAATCAGCTAATTGATCTTTAACTTGCTGCATTTCTGCGGGTAATTCTGGTTTTTTGCTTTTTAAGTTTTTTTGGATAAGTCGACTCATTAGTGTAGCAGTATCTTTCCAAGCTTTTTTTCTTATATTATGTAGCTCTCTAATTATATCTATATTTACATCAATACCAACGCTATTTGTTATATTACCATCACCATTTCTAAAACCATGTGCAACTAATTGTGCCTCATCATTATATTTAGGGTAGACAGCTTCGCAATAACAAATAATGGCTAGATCACTGCCTGCTACTTTCTTTCCAGCTTCTGTTATGTCATAATCTGGTAGGTAATTGTTAATTAAACCATCTGAATTATTAACTATTCCAGTATCGTTGCAAGCGTAACAGTTGTGTACTGGTGGTCTGAAAGTAATATCGCGATCTATCGCTGATCTTTTATAATTTTTCATAAGTTCCAGCTCCAGCAGCAATACGATTACTTTCATTAAGAATGTCACCAATTCTATCTAAATTTTCATTTGCAGCATTATTTGGATCATTTAGTTGAACTAAATTTATACAAATTTGTTCTAAATTCTTTGAAATTAATTCAAGAGAATGTAAAATTTTTGTTTCAAATTCTGTCATGGGGTTTTAAAAGGGTTGATTACTTGCTTTGTTTGCAAGCATAGGATTTAATCTTGACTTAGTTTGGCGCTTGCGCAACTCTAAAAACTGTTCATATTGTCCTTTGCTAATCCATCTGTGACAATCAGGGAATTGTGGTACCCATTCTGCCTTTCTGATTTTCTTAATTCTTGCATCAATATCTGCCTGTAAACAATCTGGTAATTTCTCTTTAGTTTCTTTATCTAATTTTTGCCATTCAGTAAAAGCTGGTTTTTTAGATTGACTAATACTTTTTTCACAATTCATTTCGGTGTACATTTTCCAAAAAAGTTCGAAATCTTTTGTATATTTATTCTTTTTAGTTTTTTGTTTTAGTTTAACTTGTTCTAGTTCGGGTTCATGAGATACACCACCCCTAGTTGCTGAGATACACTGGGGTAGTTTATCTGGTGTACTAGTTGCTGAGATGGACTGCGGTTCACTACTGGATAATTCGGGTGTTGGGACTCTGCATTCATGCCAAACTGTAACCCGATATGCGTTAGTCTTTTGGCCGTGTTCATCGGTTCTAGAAACTTTCTGTAACCAGCCAAGAGAAACTAATTGTTCAACAGTGTGAATTACTTTGGTTCTACACATACCCGCATCTTTAGAAATGGTGCTATAACTAGGCCATATATTCGGGTAGTAGCTTTGCAGCGTCCACAATACCGCTAACTGGTGTGGGCTGATTCTTCCTTTCAAAGCAGTAGGCAAAGATACGAAGGGTGTATTTTCTGGAATAAAACTCATTTTTTATGAAATATGTAATTACTGTTGAAGGTATTGAAGCTGCACCACAGGGCAGTAAAAAGCACGTTGGAAACGGAATAATGGTTGAGGTATGTAAAAGGGTAGGGACATGGAAAGAAGCAGTTGGGAGGGAAGCAAGAAAAGTTGTGAAGGAAATAATTATTGAACCAGTTCACGTTGAATTAGTTTTCTGGTTTCGTAGGCCAGTATCTCATTTAAACGCGAATGGAGAGCCTAAGCAATCAGCGCCTAAATATCCAAATAGGAGACAAGGGGATATAGACAAACTATGTCGTAGCACATTAGATGCTTTGACATTATCAGCGATTGCTGACGATTCGCAAGTGGTAAGTTTGCATGCTCGAAAATATTATTGCAATAAAAAAGAGACCCTAGAGCCTCATTCATTAATAACGATACAAACAGTTATAGGGTCGGGGGATAAGTAAGCCACCTCGCGTAGACCTCCCTGTCTTTTGTAGCCATGTTTACTACAATTTTCCTAAACTTTCAGACCTAGCTTTGCAATAGGCCATCAGGCTCCCCGACTAAAGTTTATTAAGTTCCACTTCCAAAGAGTAGCAGACCCGCGCAATCAATCCAGCATCTAAGTATTCTTTTTCTTTTACCATTCCTTTTACACTTGGGTTCTTTTTTAGAAAGTCCTTTAGAGCTGCGCCATCTTCCGCTCTGAGATACATGAAAATGTTCATCTATACGTTTGGATAGCGAGAGAATGTAACTTCTTACAAGCCGATCATACACCCTAATTCAAAATATCATCATAAGGTGAGATATTTTCATTGTAAATTTTGTCCTCAAGATTTTTAATCTCAGTAACAAGAGAAGTGGTCGCAGCTATAGCTACTTCTACTTCCTCAATGCATCTTTTTTGACAAAGGTAATGTTTCCACTTTTGAAGCTCTAGGTAGCAAAAATGCTGTTTAAACTTATAAGCTAGTGATTGTTCAGTCGACATTTAAACTATCTTGAAATTTGTGATTGGCGTCTTCATAGACCTCTTCAATATCGCGCCCTTCAATCCTTACATCAACATTTAAGCCAAATTTCTTAGCACATAATGTCAGATTATGAAAAACAACAATAAAGAAAGTAGGGACTGTATCTGTAAAGTCCCACTCATAGCCATCTTTCCTAGAACAGTTTTGAACCAGCCTAATTTGTTTATCAAGCTGTTTCATACGTGGTGGAAACATTCTTAGGAATCGTTGTTCTTTTTGATTAAGTGTCATTAGAAAGGCTGCCCCCAGTTTTCATATTGGTGTAATGTGATTAGACCCTCTTTACATAGTGCATCTGTGTAATTGTTCCAATCTTCTCTTTTGGCTATGGCATCGCCACGTTTACCAAAAGTTTTAAATAATTGTCTGAAGTCTCGAAGTGCTTCAGCTTTAGTCATTTTTTTACGCATCATTTTCTCCGTTTACTAAGTTGTTAATAAATCTGCCAGTAGTTTCACCTCTTTCAAAAATGGCATGGACATTGCCATGATCGTTAATACCTAGTCTCACTTCTTCAGAATTTAGAAATGGCTCTAGGTAAACTGGCAAATAGTCATCTGTGAGCCACTTGCTATCTTGCTTAAGTTTTAAGGCCAATAGTTCAGCAGCTGTGAAATCTTTGTCTTTTGAGATAAATTTGCAATTAAGTTTGTAGTCGAACATGATTTTTGTGAAATAAATTTAATAGAGAGAAAAAGGGAGTCTTTACCAGACTCCGTATAGATCTTTAAGCTTTTGCCTAGTGTCAACACCTTCAGCAAATAACTTTCTAAGCTCAGAGTCATCATTTTGCCAAGCTCTGCAGTCATTTCTCATCTTGTTGTTTTTTTCGATCCTTTCAGCTCTCACTTTGACATACCATTCTTGGTCGAATGAAGCTTTGATAGCATCGCACTCAGCTTTAGCTTGAGCAACACCCTCATCAGTAATACGTGCAGCCTGTGTGTGGATCTCTTTAGTCAACCACTTTTCTAGTTGAACTGGTAACTTAGCGAATCTTTCCCACTTAGCTGCTTGTTTAGCATCTGCTGCTGCTTTTTTCTCTGCAGCTTTCTTAGCTTTCTCTTCGTCAGTAGCTTTCTGAACTTTGCTCTTGCCAATCATTTCAGTACCATGTCTTTCTGATCTGAACTGTGTGTACTGTGTAAGGTGGCCATTAGCTGAGTTTTCACCATATCTGTAATTCCAGATCATGCGAACATAAATCTCAAACTTAGTGGCATCTTTTTTTTCTTGGACAGTAGCATCAGCTGGCAATCCAGCGACATTACCATACTCATAAGTGCAACCATAAACACGGCCTTCAATAAGCTGATTAGAATAGTTGATCTTCAAATCTGTTTTATAGATGTACTCTTGATCGGTCATGTGCTGACCAATTCTTTGCTCCAATAAATTAATAGTAGATAATGCTTGAGCGTGAGCCTCATCAACAATGTTTGCGTAATGTGGGTAGAAACGTGGCTCGTCCCAACCAAATACAGTAGACCTTTCTTCTAGTCTTTTTTCTGCACGAATAATGTAACGGCCTGTGCTTACATAAGGGAATCTAATGCCCTCTGCTTTGTGATGATCTACTTGGATATTTTTTTGTTTACAAGTAGCTTGAACTTCAGCAATCAATGCGCTAGTAACTGTCTCAACTAGGTGGTGGCTGATGTGGTTTGGAGTAGTAAAAGTCATTTGCGAGAAAATGTAAAGGGCAGCCTCTTCAGGCTATGAATTAATTATGACTCATTATTAGTAAAACCGCAACACTAAACATCAGTAAACCTGTGAATTATTCAGATATTGTAACTTTCTAATTAAATGGGTTTACATAGTTGTATTGATGCGTCATAATGAGTTAGCGGTAAGTACCCGCTTTTTTATCTCGCCAGTTTTATGGAACAGACACTTACACTCAAGCTTAATGACGAACAGCTTGAAAACTTTGAAAACCTAGTCATGGAGGCAATTAACAACCTTCCTGATGATACAGAAGAGCTACTAGCAGCTGATCCAGATAGTCCTGCTGGTACATATAGAGACATTATTAAAGCGATGGCTCAACAGACAAACAGAGGTTGTGCGATCTCTGAGTACATGGGCTGTGAGGTTTAGTGATGTCTAAGAATATTACTACTTACGTTTGTGAAGCTGGCACACTACTAAAGTCTTATGACACATTCGTTGCTTTTAAGGCTAAAGACTATATGCATTTAGTTACTAAAAAACAGCATAGCAAAACAACTAGCAGACACATCAATGATTTTTTAGGTGGCTCTGAAGTTACTAAAGGTGCTGAAAAAGTTTCACAAGATTTGCTAGATGCAATGGGTAAATTTATTGAGGCACACCAATGAGAAATTTATTTCTAATGATCGCAATGTCAGGGTTGTTCTATACGACCCTATCTGGCACTTTATACGACATGACAGTAGCAGACTGTAACGCTGGTGTTGTCGCTGCTTGTGAGGAGATCGCCAGATGAAATTCGAAGCTACCAAAGATAAGAAAGAAAATCTTTTTCAAGGTTTCTATATTTTATTTGCTGCAACAACAGCCAAACATCAAGAAGAAGTTGGCCAGATGCTATGCGTCATGCTAATGGATTCAGATATTACAAGAGAAGACGCGTGTAATGCGTGTAATAGAGCTATCGAAGCTCACCTTACTGAAAAAAAATTGGAGGAAACTTTTAATGGCTGATTTTGATTATCAGAAAATGAATGACTATGTTACCGCTGATCCAGAGGTAGCTGAACTTCGTGAAAAAAGAATTTCTACACGAAAGAAAATAGAAGAGTTGAAAGACTCTGCACGTAGGCATATTGAAAAAATGCACGGCTTGTACTTAGCAAAAACTGCTGTAGTTGGAAAAATATCCTATGAGCCTTGTACAGATGATGAAGATTTAGCTCTTGAAAGAACTACAGGCCAATGTGGTGAGTGCTGGGATGATGATTGGAGAACAGCAGCAGAAGTTGTTTTTGATGGACAACTTAGCTGTTCTATTGCCATCGGAAACTTAGCTAAACAAATTTATAAATTGTCTGAGGACATTAATATAATGTCTAGCTGTATTGAAAGATTAGAAGAAAATCTAAGAAAGCAGTATAGAGAACAATTTTATAAAGATCAAAAAAAACAAACTACTAAGGAGGTAGAACAATGAACGGAATGCAACGCAATGGCCAGCACTTAGATTTCACAAATCCAGAGCTGCAGCAATGGCTAAAAGATTGTCCTTTTGAAATAACATCACTACAACAGTTGTTATTCGAGCCAAAGGATAAAAAACAAGTTGAGCTAGTAGTAGAAATTCCTGTAGACAAATGTGCAGTGAATTTTCAATACTATGGTTTGTCATTAGGTGCTAAGACTAAAGAGTTAGAAGAAAGGTACGAGAAAATAGATGCAGAATACAAGAAATTAATTGTAAAAGAAGTTAGAGAAAGAAATCCTGTTAAGCTATTAGCTCTAGAGGAAAGAACTTCAAAACTTTTTAAACAAATGCGTGACATAACTAAAGAGTTACGCGGATTAATAGAGGCTGAAAAAAATAATGTATAACTCTATCTGTTTAACTTTATTAGTCGTAGCAGCGTATACAAATTTGTTGCTGACCATAAAAAAAACTGGCAGAGGAGACCCCTTTAACTCCCATACCAGCTTTAACCCCAAGAACCGCCCCAAACGGCCTAATTAAGTATAACAATGATTATTTCAGAAATCCAGCCAGTTTCAGTAGATTTTGCAAGCTATCAGGCAGATTCTGCATTCAGCGCTAGTGACCTAAAAATTATCACTAAGCAAAATGCTAGAGCGCTATGGCACTCAAAGTTTAATGAACTGGCACCGCCAAAAGTTCCTACACCCGCTATGAAATTTGGCACTATGTTCCATGCCATGATCTTAGAAAACGATTCTTTTTACAGCAAATTTAAAGTTGTAGAAGATAAACGTACTAAAAAAGGTAAAGAACAAGCTCTCGAATATGAGAAACAAGGTATAACAGTAATCACACCACAAGATGCTGCGTTAGCTGACAATATGCTGCAATCAATATGCAGTAATTCTGTGGCGTGGGAACTATTAGACAAAGGCCAATCAGAACAAAGTTTCTGGTGGTCACATAGTGCAACTGGTCTAGACCTTAAATGTCGCTGTGACAAGATTAATGGAGACACCATTGTAGATTTAAAAACTACAGGAGAAGGTGGCGCGTCCCCAGAAAGTTTTACCAAAACAATTACTAACTTCAACTACCACCTTCAGGCAGCACATTATTTACAAGGCACAAATTGTAAAAAATTTGTCTTTGTAGTAATAGAAAAAGTATTCCCTTTCAATATAGGAGTTTACGAATTAGATGATGAATTCCTTGATTTAGGTTATGAAATTCAAGAACAAGCGCTTCTTAAAATATTTGAAGCTAATCAATCTGGAAAATGGCTTGGCTACACCGACACCGAACCAAATGGAATCCAGACCCTCGAAAAACCTTACTGGCTCAGCAACAATGACTGAAACTATTAACCCCACATTTAATATTGAGCAAATTACACCTGACTTTGCTGAATATGTTTTAGAAACAAAAAACTCTAAAAACAGATCTATGAGACCCGCCAATCTAAGAAGATTGGTTACTGCTATTGACAATGGCGAATGGATAATTACTAATCAAGGTTTGGCCTTTGATAAAGATGGTAATTTATTAGATGGTCAACACAGACTTTTAGCGATAGTAAAAACTGGTAAAACATTGCCAATTATGGTTGCTAGAAATATGGATCCTAAAATATTCAACTGTGTTGATACTGGTGCTGCTAGAAACGCTGCAGATGGTTTATACATTGAAGGTTGTACATCGTCATCAAAACACTTAGCAGCGGGTATAAAAGTGTATTTATTGTATAAAAAATTTCCCAGAGGAAGTTGGACTTATGCCACAATCCCAACTCATTCAGAAATTTTACAAGAATACAAAGACAATCAAGAAACTTATCAAGAAATTACACAAAAAATGAGGATTTACCATAATAGATTCCATTTCTTTAACTTGAGTGTTGGTATTCCTATGTACAAATTGATTCAAGAAAAAAATTACTCTGAAGAAATTTTGTCAGAATTTTGGACACAGTTCTCTGAGGGGATAAATCTAAATATAGATAATCCTATATTGTCTTTTAGAAATCAAATGATGTCAAAAGGATTTAGACATAGAGGCTCTGTTTACCAAAGATACCAGTTAAACGCTTTCATTAGATTATTCAATCTCTGGATTAGTGACGTCAAAAAAACTAAGTTTATGGCACCACCTACTGATTTAAGAGATGTCTTAACAATCCAAGATCCAACACTAGACCAAATCGAGGGAGGCATTTAATGAAAAAACCAAATTTAAAAGGCACTATTCAACCACAGGATATTTACAAAAAAGGTAAATATAGTTATGTGTCATGGGCTAGAACATCTGAATATCTTAATGAACTAGCCGCGGGTTGGGAGTTTCATCTAGAAATGCCACCAACTTATGAAACAACTGGTGTAGTTTGGGCTGCACCCGATGGCACAGGTTATCTTATGGGCTACTTCACAGATCCAGAGGGCAAGAAAGGTGCTGTTTATCCGTATTCAATTATGGATAATAGAAATGTACCAGTGAAACTAGATAAAATTTCAGCTAGAGACATTACCGACTCTCATAGACGCGGTTTTTGTTTTTGTGCTGCAAAAGAATTTAATCTAGGCAGTGAACTATGGACAGGTAATGAAATTGTTAAAGCTTTAGAGCCTGTTACACCATCTAAAAGACAAGCTAATGTTCAGCCCAAACAGAACATAGCAGTTTTAGCACGTGACGCTATTGTGAAATCAACAACTGATGAACAGTTAGCCACACACAGAGAAACTTTGCGAGAAAGATTTTCAGAGGGGAAAATAACACAAGAACAATATAATAAACTTATAGACCTCATTCAAGCTAGGAGCAAAGCATTATCAGCATGAACCAAATCGAACAGCAATTTTTAACATCTGACCAGTTAGCTAAAAGATATGGACTAAGTCCAGCAACTATTGCTGATTGGAGGAGAAAAAATCGTGGACCCGATTACTATACACTTCCCAAATATGCGGTATCATCGGGTTCCGCTAAGGTTCGCTATGACATAAGAGTGATCCTTGAATGGGAAAAACAAAACAACATTACACCTAAGAACCCTTTTTAACTATGGCTAAAGTACAACCAGCATTTACGGCTAAATTTAGAGTTGTTGACAACACCAACCCTGTTAATGATTATGCCCCTGAGAAAAATGTAATTTTTGATTTTACTGCTGAAAATGCACTAAAAGCTGCAGAGTTTTTTATGAAAATGCACGATAAAGCAGAAAAAGAAGGCACAACAATTAGGGTCTACACAGACAAAAATCAGTTCCACGAGGAGGCTGGATTTACGCTTTGGGGCGGCATGTGGGGCAATAGTGGTAAACTAGCCCCATTACCACCAAAAGACTCATCACAGAGCAAGTCAGAGTCAATAGATGACCTTCCCTTCTAGATTTCCTAGCGATCCTTACGAGGGTCAAATATACCATGACCCTGCAACAAACAAAACTTTTGAGTGTCAATGTAGAGACCCTTTGGATCGTATGATTAACCTACACAAAACACTTTTTGAGTGGGTTGATATTAGTAAAGAAGTTTAATTTTTACCAAACAAAATGTATTTTAGGCGCTTCACTAGAGGCGCTTTTTTTTTAAATTTTCTTTCATAAAATTGTATGCACTCTTGCTGCGTACACATTATTTCTAAAGCGTTAGCAATAAAATGAGATTGCTTGTGATTAGCTCGTGCTAATTGGCTTGCTAATTCTCTTAGCTCGTTTATATCTTTTATTGTATATAAATCTTTAATAGCGCTTTCTATTGCAAACTCAGCCTCAAGACTAGGTTTGTTAGTTAGAATATTTATAATGTTTTTTACTTGTCCTCTGGCCATAAATGCACTGATACATAATCAACAATCTGATCGTCTATTGTATTGTCTGTAGTCTTTGCTAATGCCTTTAAAAGATCAATAATTAATTTTTTTACTGCATTCGTTTTTACGAACGTCATAAGAATAGGTTTTAGGATTCTGAGCATAAAAATCTTGTGTTACTTTCCAAACATAGCTAGATTGCTAGTATTAAACAAGAGTTTTAATTTTTATGGCAGAAGAACAGGAAGAAAAAGAGGGTACGGATTGGGGTGAAATTTTTGGTCATGCTGTACGCTTTATGATTTTAGTTTGGTCTTTAGCAATGATGACTTTGGGATATATGGACAAAATTAGGAATGATGGCGCGTTTTTAGCTGGCTTGACCAGTGGAGTTTTAGGCTCTTATGGTATAAGCGTAAACAAAAAGAAACCTAATAATACTGCTAAAATAGTAGATAATAAAGACACTAATGTAGGAATCAAATGAAAAAATTACTGCCTTTCTTACTTTTTATTTCACCCTCTGGTGCATTCGCAGAAATTACCGCAAAGTATGTAACCTCTGCACAAATATCTATCGACTCTCCTTACGTTATTACTAACTCGGCTCCTAGCTCGTACAGTATTAGTGGAAATAATGTTACAACATCTACAGGAACTGGCGATAGTGTAGTTACAAATGCTATTGGAGGATTAAATTTAGGAAGCTTGAGTAATGGTGTACCAGCGGCAGTGAATACAAATAAGACAGTTACTACTGCTGGATCTGCCTTCAGTTTTAGTGAGAGTTACCAAGCTGGTGACGTAACACAATCAGCAATAACACCATCAAGTGGTATAGCAACTCTTCCTGTATTAGGCGGTCAGACAACTGTTATTAGTGGTGGAACTGCTGGTAATTTAGCGCTAACTTCTTTATCTTCAGGAATCCATACGTGTACTGCTGGTGGAAGTGGTACTAGCTGTATTGGATCTACAACTGTCAGCATAGAAATTGACTAGACTTTTTTGGTTAGTTTTATTAGCATTACCTATAAGAACTCTTGCTACTCCTGTGGTGCCACAATTTAGAAGTGGTAGTTCCACAATGAGTTCGACCTCGCAAAGTGTTATTAATGAAACTATTACCAGTTACCAGTATAATTCTGGTTATTCGTACACAGCGTCTGGACACAATATTGAATCTGCAGACGTTGATGGCTATATCAATGCTTCAACAGTTGCTGGCGAAACTCAAACACTTGGTGGTGTTCAGTTTAGTTGGACAAGTCCATCGCTTGAGGCTGTGCCAAGATGGAAAATAAAAGAAGCTGGACAAAGTTTTTCTCTAGTCGAATCACTTCAAGGTGCTGGCTTAGCCAACGTGACCACAATAAATCGCACTATTACAACTACCACTACCACAGAAACAACCTCTGTATTTGGACAATAATTTTATTACTTAGTCCTATAAAAGTTCTAGCTAATACAACAGTGGCTAGTCCCAGCAGTAACGCTCAAGGTGTCGTCAACAATAATGCAACTATGATAACGCCATCTTCATTACCACAAAACAGATATTCTCAAGGAATCGTTTGCACCTCGCCCAGCTTGACTATCACCCCATATTTAACAGATGCATGGTCATTCAATCGACCTATAGAGAAATTTGCGTATCAAGAAATCTATGACGAGGACACAGGTGCAGTAAAATATATTCAAAAAACACCGAGATTTGAGAAAGATAATTACAACTTAAATTATGGTATTTCAATGCAATTTAATATTCCACTAGGTAATGGCGGGGAATTATGTAAAAAAGCTGCAAAGGTAAATATAGAGGCACAAGAATTATTGATAGCTAAAACAAAGATGGAAATGGAATTATATCGTCTACAAATTTGTGGTGAACAAGCGCGTCGTGGTGTAGTTTTTACTGGCGAGTACCAAGTCAATTGTGATGGTATCCAACTTATCGCCCAACCTAACCAAGTTTTGCCACATTCGCACAAAATCGAGCTAAATGACTAATTTACTCCTCCCAGATTGCCCTGTAAGGCGCTTGTAATTCTATCCGTATATGTTTGTATCCCTGAAATAAGGCGATAGACAAGCACGGGTTGGAACTTGCCTATCTAGACGCCCTATCCATCGCCATGTCAGACAGGGTTTTATTATTTTACATTATCTTTCTTTTTAGTCAATTTTTTACCTATCTGTTTTATAGCACTTTTAGCAATGCCTTGAATTATAGGTACAAGAGCTGCAGACCCACCAGCGACCAAACCGATAACAGCAGTAGAAACAAGTACCTCAGGTGTACCAATAAAAGTTTCTCTGAATGGCACGTCTTCATATAAAGTAATGCACTCTGTTTTATCAGATGATAACTTGTGGCCAATTACTTTTTCAATGCGTTTTGAGTTTCTGTAATCTCCAATTTTCTGATCTTGCCTACTAGGACATTCAGGTATTTCTATATTTTCTTTTTTTGGTGCTGTTGTTTTTGGTGTTTCAGTTTCTGGTAGTGGTGGAGTATTATCTGAGATTGGTAAACTTTCTGTAATTATTAATTGATCTGGTTTGTAATCTATAGGGTAAAAACTTGGGAAAACAGAATCACATTCAGTAAAAACTCCATTAGGATCGTCTAACAAAAGTTGTGTATTGCCAGTATTTTTTATATCTCTGTGTTGATATGTACAACCAGCTACATTTATTTCTAGTTCTGTTATTACAGGCAGAATAGGACTAGGTTTATATATCTCTGGAATATATATTTCTGGAATATGAATTTCTCTTACGTTTATTTCATTAATTTCCATTCACTATTTGGTACATATTCTGGTATTGTATTTCCCGTCATATCAGGAATTGTATTATCTAACATTTTTGGCATTAATCCTTGTACATTATCCAGAACTTCATTCATAACTCTAGCCTTAAACTGTTCACTGGTAACGAATCTGAAAGCGTAATAGGAACCGCCCAACATTGACAAGGTAAGAGATAGAGACAACAATGAAGCTACCTGACAAATACGAGCAAACATGAATAAAAGCGTTATTAATAAAATGGTAGCACCACTTACTGTATTGACGCTGTTTTTTCTTGTAGGGTTGATGCCTGTGTTTCTGTTGGCTGGGTATCTTCGGATTTTGACATCTCCAAAATCTGTTGATCCAACAACTTTATAGCACCAGTAATTTCATAAAGATTTGCAAATTGTTTTTCTTTTTCAAACAACAGTTGTTGTCTTGTTTCTTGTAATTTTTGTAAATTCATAAATTAAGAGTAAAGTGTCTTTCCTTTTGTTATAGCAGCATCTATGTCTGTAAAAGATTCGGATGTCCAGATAGAAGTTGTGCCATCAAGTTTTTTGTAAGCCTTGATAATTTCAAGATGATCTGTATTTCTTTTAATGTAGGCTTTCCATTCAGCTTCAGTAACAGTAAATCCTGTTCTTGTTGTATAAGATGAACAGCTTGCATCTGCATTAATAATAGCTACACTATCACCAGCAGCGGAGAAAATTGCTGCGATTTCATCAGCGGTTTTTTCTATCATGATAAAAAAATTAATTAATAATAGTTTACCCTGCTTCGAGGGCTGTGACTTTTGAGGATAATTCTTGTACAGCTTTTACTAATATTGGAACAAATTTTCCGTAAGATGCTTCTAATTTATCTGGATTAGTTTTATAAACAGCACCAATATAGTCATTTTTATCACCTAATACAGCGTCTATTTCTTGAGCTACAAAACCAAGTTCTGTTTTTCCATTGTTATCACTAGGTTCACGCATTGCCCAAGTAAATTTTCTTGGTCTAAGTGCATTTATTATATCAAGACCATCTTCTGAATCAACAATATCTGTCTTATCTCTTTCATCAGAGAGTGCACTTATTGTCTGAACCTGACATCTGATAGCTGTAATACTTGAATTTCCTAAAGTGACTTCATTTGTAGCGGTGGCACTAGAAGGGTCTGCTTGATAACCTAGTGAAGTGCAGTTTGAGCCAGTTGTCATAACATCACCCGCTAATGAACCCAAGGCAGTGTTATTAAATCCAGTAGAATTATCTGTTAAGGCATTATAACCGATTCCTGTATTATTATCAGCTGTAGAATTAGCGTCTAATGCGCCAACACCTACTGCGGTTCCATTCACACCAGTAGTGTTTATTGCTAATGAGTTATAACCAAAAGCAGTATTGTTATTGGCTGTTGTATTAGCCCCTAAACTTGCGTGGCCAACAGCTGTGTTAGATGAACCACTGTCATTTGCATCAAGAGCAAAATCACCCATAGCAACATTTAGTTCGCCAGTGGTGTTTAATCCTAAAGTGTCAACACCAATAGCAATGTTGTCATTTCCAGACACATTTTTATCTAAAGCCTGTGATCCTAAAGCTGTATTTCTAACTCCAATAGTATTTTTTTCAAGAGCCGATTTTCCAAGTGCTGTACAATTTGTCCCTGATGTTAAATCGGTTAGGGTACTATGCCCAATAGCAGTGTTATTTGTGCCAGTAACCGCAGCATCTAAAGCACTTACTCCAAGAACTGTATTACTAGAAACAGAGTTTGCACCTTTACCAATATTTACTGAATTTATTGTTCCATCTACAGGAAAAGCAGGAGCACCACTTGTTGTAAATAAATTTATAAAAGCACTATTACCTTCATTCCTCATCTTCATCAAACTATTATTTGTATCAAAAAATAACATTCCAGCCGCAGGCGAACTTGGGTCACTTGTACCTTGGTTGTTTGTTAATATCGCTTGTAAAATAATATTTAACTCAGCTCTCACGTTGGCTCCCGTGGAGTTAGCTACGTCGTAGTCTGGTGCTTGTGCCATTTGTAACTTAAAATTTTATTTAATTATATACTACTTTAAAATTAACTTCCACGCCCAAATCCAGTTACAGCATATTTAAAATTTCTATTAACATTGTTACCATTAGAATCTTTTACATCTATATCGAAGCCGCTGCCAGTTATATTTGATAACACAAAGAAATCTCCCTGCGATTGATTTTCAATAGTAATTCCTATTGATGGCAAAACAGAATTTGCTGCAACGCTAGTGCCTGACTGACCTGTAAAGAAACTATTTGTAAAAGTCACTGATTTTGTGGAAGTACCTGATGCAAAGACTCCATTTGTAGCTCCTGCATTACCAAGACTTGTTTCTGTTCTGCTTTCTATTTGTGCTGTATAGCCTAACTCTTCAATTTCAATAGATTGTGCAATATCTTTTGTTTCTAAATCACATCTAAATTTAAATCCTCTTGCAATATATTTACCATTTATAAAAGGGTTAAACTGGCTAAATTCTGCACTGAAATTACAGTTACCACTAGTTGATAAAGATGTTGCAGAAGTTAATGTAAAAGTATTGGTAGTAATACTTTGTATTTGATAATCACCATCAACACCTGTTCCAGATGTAAAATCAACGGTTACAAAACTACCGACACTGTAACCATGCCCTGATTTTGTGATAGTGATAATAGTCCCAGCAGCCCCTGATCCATTATTTATCGTATAAGTACCAGCAGTTGAAGTATCAGGATCTGAGTCAGTCGTGGCCACTAGCACCTTGGCATTTACGTCAATGGCAACGGTTGTACCGTCGAAATCAGTCCATGTTTCAATAAATGCACTTCTATCATCAAATAATTCATTATTATAAAAACCTTTTGTGACTAAATGTCTTTGTAAGACAAGTGGTTGTTTACCTCCTAAATCTAAAGTATTTGCAAAACTATAAGTACCAACTGTAGCAACTGTATTATCTAATAAATCTAAATCCTCTATGGCATCAAAATCAGAAACACCATCAATTTTACCATTAAGACCATGAACAAGACCATCTAATGTACTATCAAAAAAACAACCAACTTTTGAACCAGCAAAAGGTGTGCTGTCTAAATCTTCTCTATCTGTTAAAACTGTGAGTTTTGGCTGTACATCAGGTTGTGTTGAAATGTTTTTTATTGATGCAGCGTTAGCACTTATTCTTCCACCATCATCTTTAAAAGCTAAAAAGTAAGTTCCATTTATAATATTATCAACAATAACACTATTTACATTGCCTGCAAATTCTCCTACATCAACAGAATCTGTAAAAGATGCACCAGTTGTTAAATTTGATGAACGGATTATTAGAGTGCCACCATGCAAAACATCAACATCTGTTGATTTATCAAAACTAAGTCTTATAGATTGATCTGATATGGGTTCAATCTGTACATTTTGTACATCTGCTGGAACAGCTGTTTTACCTACAGCGTTAAAAACTAACTTAGATACAGAGCTGCTTAATTTTCCTAACGCATTATAAGATTGAACAGTAAATTCATACTTACCAGCCCTTGATTCAACAATTTCAAAGCTTGGTCTTGAAATTCTAAAACTTTCTGGATTTTCAATACCCTCATCTCCATCGTCATCTACATCTCCATCACTATATCTAAAGAAAACTAAATATTCATTTACTCCTTGCACTGGTTCCCATGTAACAAAAATTTTTGATATTGCTCTATTATCTAATTGCACTATTTGTTCTGTTGCAGATAAGTTATTAGGAGAAGGTTTTTCATCTATCAAAGTTGTTATCGTTCTTGGGTTTAAGGCAACGTCAAGACTTTCTACTTCTGCATATTTATTTGTATCGTGTATAACTGCTGTAATTGTATATTCAGATTCATTTTTTTCTTCGATTGAAACTACACGAAAAATTTGTAATTCAATTGAAGAATTTTCTATTGCCCATATGCTGTTTGCTTGTGGAGTTGCAGTTACTTCATTTCCATCGTCATCTTTATAAGCAAAAGCAGAACTTACAGTAATAGTTGTGCCATTTATAGATGATATAGTTCTTGGAACACTAGCTTTGCCATTTGGTAAAATAACTGTCAAAGTTGCAGAATTTTCTGTTGTTAAATCAGTATTATTAGCATCATCAACAACAATAGTTGTTGAAGTAGCAGATTTTATACGGCCACCTCTTCTTACGCCTGCTCTTAATGAATCTGCAATGGCAATAATTGTTGCTGGTCTTACAATTACACCAGCTTCAAGAGTAGTTGTAAAAGATACAACTTCAGATTCTTTTAAATTTGAGTACAAAAACCACCGACCTAATCTATTTGCCTGACCTCTTGATGTGCAGGCAAAAGCTTTTAAAGTTTTTCTAGTGCTTCCATATTTATTTTTAGCGTCTAATGCGTTTGGATTATGTTCATCAGGCTCTGCAAATGCTTTTATATCTTCAGTTGTTACAAGTTCAAAATCTATTTCTTGTGTATCATTATCAAAATAAGCAACTTCAACTTCTGTATATTTTATTCTTTGTCCTACACCCTGATATGTAAAACCTTCCTCTGTTACATTTGAATTATTAAAAATATATTGAGGGTCAGACGTTTTTGTTGTTGTGTTGGTTGGTCTGTCTTGAGATAGTTGTAAACTACCATTACTGTAAAAAGGCATGGCGTTCATTACAGAACATAAATCATTAATTAAGGAATAGGCATCATTTTTTTGATTTAAAACTACATTACAGCTAAATCTTGGCTCCTGAGTACCTGTAATAGGGTCTGTTATTAATTCGCTAGAATATTTACTTGCTGCAAAAAAACTATAAACATCTAAAGTATCAGGATCAATAATCCCGTTTTCCCCACCAAAACCTTTATCAGTAGTCAAGATGTCGTACAAGATCCAAGCTGGATCTGAACACCATTCTTTTTTTAGATTTCCATCAACTGTTCCAAATACTAAGTCATTAGCTTCAACTGTTTTAAAAGTACCATCAAAAATATAATTCTCTGGGTATACAACCCTTCCATTATCACTATCGATTGTTGTTCCATTAGGCACAAGAATTTTGGTACCCTTGACCCTATACATACGTTTAGGAAAGCTTTGAAACTGTTGAGCATTAAATCTTACTGCAACATAAGCGAAACCCTCATAAGCACGCTTATCTGTAGTTATTTCTGTAAAAGATAGCCAATTTACCCTTCTTTGATATTTGGGGTTTTCTTCAAAAAGTCTTTCAACAGTTATACTTATTGGAAAATCCATGTCTCTTGTAAATTTTATTTCATAATCTTTCAAATAAGGACTAGTTACTCTACCTACAATCACATCTTTTGGAACAAAATCTACTTCATTTCCATTATTTTCCTTAATTTTTATAGATACTCCAATACTTGTTCCTGTAATCTCATTTGAATCTGTGTCAACTTTTTGTAAAATTGGTATTTGTAAAGTTACTCTGACTTTATCTACATTTGTATTATCTATAGACCTTGTTATAGGAGTTCCATGAGGTACCTCAACACCAACAGTATTAACTTTTTGTATTTCATCAATTAGTTGTGATGGACTTTGATTACTAAAACCAGATTTGTATTCAATTTGTACATCAGCAAAATTTTTTTCACCATTGTCATTTATTAATGGAGTGCCTTCTAAAAAAACATTATTTTGAAAATCTTTGTTTATTGTAGTTTGAAGAAGATTACCTTCTCCTCTTAAATTACCGTCTGTTATAATATTTCGATCATCCAATGATGAATGAATTTCTCCATAGCCTAGTAAATCTATTACTGTTGCAAACTGTTTACTTTGCAGAGAGTTTTCATAC